ATAAAATGAGCGATAGCTCATCTGTTGAGCCACCTAAGCGTAAACGAGGGAGACCTAGGAAAACAGATGTAGTCTCTAAATCTAAAGGATCTAGAGGTGTCAGAGGTAGACCTAAAGGTGACGCAAGTATTATCAATGAGTACAAAGCACGTATGTTGGCTTCACCTAAGTCACGTAAGGTGTTAGATGCTATCTTCGATGCTGCTCTAGACGATGAACATAAGAATCAAGCGGCTGCATGGAAGCTAGTGATGGATCGCATGTTACCTCTAAGTTACTTTGAGAAAGATAGTGCTGGGGGTAGATCTGCGGTGTCTATAACCATCTCTGGTATAGGTGCGGGGTCTGTTGAAACTGATGTTACTAAAGAACCTATAGAAGGCGAATATACGGATGTTTAGATACTTCGACAGGGAAGAGTTTGTGTGTCAAGCCACAGGCGAGAATGAGATTGAAGATGAACTGATCCATGCCCTAGATGAACTTAGAGAGCACTGTGGTTTTCCTTTTGTTATCACAAGTGGCTATAGATCACCTGACCATCCTATTGAGCTAGGTAAGAAAAAACCGGGTACACATGCACAAGGCATAGCAGCGGACATAGCTGTGTCTTCAGGTTTACAAAGGTACACTATAGTAAAGAATGCTATTAAGTTAGGCTTTACTGGTATTGGTGTTGCTGGAGGTTTTGTGCATGTAGACATTAGAGCTACTGATACACCTGTAATGTGGACATATAGTTAATGGCTAAGAAAAGCAAACAGCCTGAGTTTCTTGACAGGATAGAGAATCCAGAGAAGTATCCTGTCATACAGAACAAAGATGGGTCTATATCTACGCATGAAATGTCTGCTGAAGTAGACGAAAAAGGCAACTGGTTTGTGTTTCCTAACATTGTTATGCTAGAAACAGGTGAGTTGTATAGGTTCAAAGACCCAATGCAAGCTAAAGCGTACAACATGAAAACAGGTAACTTCCTGCCTATGGGTTCTAAAAAAGAAGCTATAGATTATGCCAAGGGCGGCTACAAGACACCTAAGTTTATTGAGTTTGGTGAAAACTACGGGAAAGTACGTTAGTGCTTACTAACAGAGAATATCTAAAGACCTTAGCACAACAAGAGGATCTAAACTGGGATGGAGATCCTGAGTTAGATGTTGAGTATGAGTGTGAGGAAGAGAAAGACTTGGATGAGCTAGTGGTCAAGTGGTTCTATGACTGATCTTAACATACAACTACTGGATTGGCAAAAGCAAGTCTGGTCAGATAACACCAGATTTAAGATTGTAGCTGCCGGTAGACGTACAGGTAAGTCCAGACTAGCAGCTTGGATGTTAATTGTAAATGCTCTACAGGCAGACAAAGGCCATGTGTTCTATGTAGCTCCAACACAGGGACAGGCCAGAGACATCATGTGGCAAACACTATTGGAGTTGGCGCACCCTGTTGTAACTAACGCACACATAAACAATCTACAGATTAAGTTAGTCAACGGCGCTACTATATCACTAAAGGGTGCTGACAGACCAGAGACTATGCGTGGTGTGTCACTAAAGTTCCTAGTGATGGACGAGTACGCTGACATGAAGCCTGAAGTCTTTGAGCAGATCCTTAGACCTGCCTTGGCTGACCAGAAGGGTGCTGCATTGTTCATTGGTACACCTATGGGGCGTAATCACTTCTACGACATGTACAAGTACGCAGAGCTAGAGGATGATGAGTCCTATACTGCATGGCACTTTACAAGTTATGACAATGAGTTGTTAGACCCAGACGAGATTGACCTAGCTAAGAAGTCTATGTCATCCTACGCATTCCGTCAAGAGTTCATGGCATCATTTGAAGCTAGAGGCTCAGAGATGTTTAAGGAGGAGTGGGTTAAGTTTGGTGAGACACCGGAGATAGGTGACTACTACATAAGCATTGACTTAGCTGGCTTTGAGGACGTAAGTAAAAAGAGAACTAAAAACTCTAAGCTGGATGAATCAGCTATTGCCGTCGTAAAAGTAAATGAGAATGGCTGGCACCTAGAGAACATTATACATGGTCGCTGGGACTTAGCAGAGACAGCTAGGAAGATATTTGA